AAAGAAAAAGGAAATCCGAACCCTCCTACTCCTCCAACAGAATTAAATGCCGAAGCCATTGCTGCAATTGTACAAAAAGCAATTGAACCTTTTGCATCGGAGCTAAATTCAATTAAAACTACTAAAGTGGTTGAGACAAGAAAACAATTACTTGCAAAGGAATTGGAAGGCTTGGATGAAGGATTTAGAACTCCTTACCTGAATGCTTTTGATAGAATGAATTTCAAAGATGATGATGATTTTAATACTCATCTTACTAACGTTAAAGCCGAAGTTGCTAAAATTCAACAATCTCTCATTGATAAAGGGCTTTCACAACAATCAAAACCCATGTTTGGAAGTGGTAATGCAAAAACTGATGAAGATGTTTTCGTGCAAAACATGAAAGCAATCAACACAGTAGAAGAAGAAAAAAAATAAACCCTTTAATTATTAAAAAAAATGCAACAGAAAATAACCGAACAAAGCGGTAACAGCTACTCTCACATGTGGGATGTAGCAACAATGAAGCAGTTCGATGGCGGCTTTTTGTTGAATAAAGCTTGCTTACCTACAGGAACAGAAAAACTTCCGAAAGGTGCCTTGTTAAAAGCAAATTTTACAACGAGAACAGCCGTTATGGTTAAAACTGCAGTCCTGCAAGCTAATTTAGCAGCAGACGGAACAACTGTAAAAATCCTCAAAGGACATAATCTATTGGCAACTGATATTATCGGTATCAACGGCAATTCAGTAGTTGTCGGCACAATCACAACCTCTAATGCAGACTATGACAGCTTTGACATATCAGCCGGTGCTTTAGGTGGTGCATTGACAAAAGGAGATATATTGCAGCAATATACTGATGACGGAGCAACAATTCCGGAAGTAAAAAAATTAGCTGTATTATATGAAGCCATTACAGATGCTTCGGAAGCAATTAAAATAAACAAAGGTTCCGGTATTGCCGAAGGAGATACTATTGAGTACGGTGGTACTACTCTAGTGCTTGGCGAAGTAACAGAAGGTGATGATTATGACAGTTTCGTAATTACAGCCAATAAATTTGGTGCTATTTCAGCCGGTGCAGTAATGCAAGTCTACAATGAAGGCTCAACAAATGCCGGTGTGCCTGTGAATCCTGATGGATTAAACCCCTTTGAAGTCTTAATTGACGATGAACCTACATGCTCTATCATGTTTCGTGCTGATGGAGTAGTTACAAGTCTTTTACCTCAAGGTGTAACAGCCGAGATAAAAGCAAGTTTACCTAACATTCAATTTTTAAACGAATAACGCTATGACTATATTAGAAACTATTCAAAATAAAAAAGCTTTCGATGCTTTCATCAACGAAAACATGAAAACCTCAACTTACAAAGTAGGTTGGAACAATGAAATGCCAGTTGAGTATGAAGCATCAAAGACTTATCAGGCAATGACAGCTGATTATGCTGCAGCTATGTTGGGAACGGTAATTGACAAGAATGCCGGAAGACCAAAACGCAATATGCCTTCAATAGGAGATTTGATTGGTTCTATTGCTCGTATGGGTGATGAATGGCAAATTGATAATGACCGTCTTGAACGTTATTATTACATGGAAAATCGTTTCCGTTCTAAAATGAAAGACCTTATAGATGAGCAGAAAAAAGAACAATACAAGGCTATTGTTAAGTATCTGTTTGATCCTTATGAAAAAGCAGCTATCGCCCCTCACAGACGTATCTTAGCACAATACTGGGAAGGTTTATCCGATGGACAAATCACATTAACAGTAACCAATAACAAAGGTGGTGTTGTGTGGAGCGGAGGATTATCAACCGGTATTTCAGTAAGCAAATTAGAAAGCGGTGCGGTAGTTTGGTCGACAGCTAATATCGGAACTATGGACGTTCTTGGTACAATTCAGTACCTTGAAGATATTGCTGATGCAGCAGGAAGGACAGTTCAAAAATTCAGAGTATCTAAAGCTACTGCATCCCTCATCTGTCAATCCACACAACTGAAAAATCTTATCGGTGTTACACTTGGAAAGATTAAAACAGCTACTACTCCTATCTTATCCATTGACCTTGTCAATGAATATCTAAGAGGTATGAGCCATGCTCCTATTGAAGTTATTAGCGATAAAGGAATCCTTCAAACAGGGTCAGCAATATCAATGTTCAAAGATGGCCGTTTAGTTGCTCAATGTGCTGAAAAAGTTGCTGTTTTAAAGGTATCCGACCCTCTTGAAACCGTTGACCCTGTTCCAAACAAGGTTTACACTTCATATTTCGATAACTTAGTATCGCAATGGAGAAATGAGCAAGGACGCTACGTGGCTTACGAAATGTTTGGATTTCCGGTATTCACAGGAAGAAACGATGTTTTCATTCTTGATGTAACACAAACTGAATAAACCCCTGAAAACTATTATTGACAATGGCAATTAACACTAATTCAGAATATCTTTTTGCTTCCCTTTCGAGATTCAATGTAAATTCGAATGATATTGATGTTATGTTACTTGAAGCAGGGCTTGACGGCTCCGCTTCAGTTGACATAGCAGCTTGTAAAGAAGCTATCTATAATGGCATTTCAAAGGTTATACCTCTTGCAAATGTTTCCGAAGGTGGCTATTCTATTACTTGGAACATGGAAGCAGTTAAAATATACTATGCTCAACTTTGCAAAGAGTTAGGCAAAGAGAATGTTTTACAGCCAATTGTACGAGATAAATCAAATCTTTGGTAATCATGAAACAATATCCTCATTTTCTTTTTATGGTAAGTGCAACCGAAACCGGAAGGGATTCAAAAGGGAACTATGTTGAACCTACTAAATCTACTATTTTCTTATCCGAATGCCGCGAGGAAACAAACGGCAGAGGACGGCAAATAGTAAGAGGTGGGCAATTCGTTATATTTTCCTCTTTAATTCAATTACCGATTTCCTGTGTTCCTATAAAAGAAGGTACTAAGGTATTTATTTCCAATGATTCCACAGGAACTGATATAAGGATTGAAGGAACAGTATTGAAATTCGATAAAGGACAATTACATAATCGTTTATGGATATGATAAGCACTTTTGACATAGAAACAATTCTTTATGATATTTTAAATGTAGCATCATTGAAAGGTATTATATCTGGAGACATTTACAAATCTGATGATAGACCTTTGAATTCCGATAAAGAGGATATTGAAATCAATACTATTGCTTTAACACAAGAACCCTATCCACAACAAGGAATAAGTAATATTAATATTTATGTTCCGGATATGGAAGTATCAATTGACGGTAAACAGCAATTAAAAGCCAATAAAGCGAGATTGGAAACAATATCTGATAAGGTAAAAGAATTGATTTTATCAGATAGAAAAGTGTGCTTTATGATTGACTCTGAAAACATTGTAAATGATACTGATATTAAACAGCACTTTGTCAATATAAGATTATCTTATAACTACTACGAAAAAACAATTTAGAAATTTTAAAAAAAACTACCTATGGCAGCAAAATTAATTACACTTGGTTTAACCAAAATCGAAATTGGAGATATACTCCCTGATGGCAGCATGGGAACCACTTTAACACAAATAGGATATACCGATAGGGATTCTTGTGTGTTCTCTTCGGAAGACCCGGAGGAAACGGAAATTGAAGTGGAAGAAGTGGATGACCCAATTGATATTATCACTAAAGGAGGGAAGAAGACGTTGAAATTCACGTTAGCAGACCCTGATGAAACTGCATTGGCCTTACTAATGGGAGGTACAGGAGTTGCAACTACCGGACAAGAATCTTATACAGCTCCTGATACATTTCCCATTATCGAACAGAGTATAAAAGTAACTCCAAATAGAGGACTTATTTTAAGCATTCCGCGAGCGAGAATAGTCGCTAAATGGAATGGAACTTTCTCAAAAACAAGTCAGTTGAAAATAGATGTTGTAGCTACTGTTATGACACCTACTAAATCAGGATTAGCACCATTCTCGACTACGCGAGTTGCTACTACTTAGGCTTTCATTATTTTACTTTACTTATTAGGTGATGGTAGGCTGTTTTAAACGGCAGCCTACTTTTTAAAAAAGATAAAATCATGGAAAAAAAATTAGAACAGGAAATAAATGAGCTAAACGTTTTAATTGATAAAGGAGTTGAATTTTCAGTTACTTATAGAGTAATGGAAAGAAAACTTTTTAAAACTATCACTAAGAACGTATCAAAAATATTCACGATAAAAGAACCTACTTTAGCTGTATTGGACTTGATTTCTTCGGAAAGCATTTTATTTGCTATTGATGAAGAAAAATTAAAATCTGATACAATTTCAGAAGGTAAAAAATTGATTATAAAGCATGCAAAAGCAATGGCAAGAATAGTTGCTATTGCGGTGCTTGGTGAATCTTGTTTTGTTATGAAAAACAATAGATTCTCTATTGATAAAAAGAGTATTGATAAACTTCAACACCTTTTTTATCATGCTATTAAACCAAGCGACTTATTTAGGCTTTGCAACATAATTCTAAGTGTAGGGAACATCGGGGATTTTTTGAACTCTATGCGATTGTCGAGTGGAGCAGTAACGACGAAGAAAATCGACATAGAGGATTAGTTAGTCCTTTCGGACGGCGTGGGTCAATATGCTCCCACCTACACTGGACATGGGATTATTTACATCATAATATTTCTTGGGCTATCGTGCAAAGGATGTTAATAGATGCGCCTTCTTATGATTTTGATAGCGATAAAAAAAATAAAGCAATAAAACTAACAGATGATAATGTAGATGAGGTTTATAATCTTTTAAATAGTATATAATGGCTGAAAAGATTGGAAGTTTAGAATTTGATATAATTGGTGTTGATAATATAAGCAATATTGTTGAGGCTTCAAAAGCTAAGATACAAGGCTTGGTTGATTCGACCGTTAAAGGTTCCACAAAAATGGATGAATCTTTTAATAGAATAAAAGACGAATTCAAAAAAGCATTCGGGCAGATTGATACCGTTATTGATACTAATATAGCTGAAATAAAGAAATTAGAAGCGGAATACGCTAAATTAAGCAGCGAATCAGGAAAAGCATTCCAATCCGGAAGGGATGATGATTATAGACGTATTAAAGCACGTCAAGAGGCGTTGAAAGGCGAAATTTCAACAAGAAAACAACTTGTTTCCGAAGCTTCAAAATCAAATACAGAATTAGCTTCATTGGAGGATAAAGTTACTGCAAAGGTAAAAGCTAATGCCGGTACTCAAAAACAGTTGAGAACACAATTGATGCTTGCACGTGAAGAGCTTGCTAGAATGGAAGCCGCAGGGCAACGTGGAACTGCAGCTTATGAAAAATTGCAAGTTGCGACAGCTAAAATGACAGACCAAATGAGAGATGCGACTGCGCAAGCAAATATATTAGCCAACGACCAGAGAGGATTTCAGGGCATCATTCAAGGATTGGGAGGTGTTTCTGGTGCTATGAGTGCAGCAGCCGGAGCATACGGATTGTTTGCAGGAGAAAATGAGAACCTGCAAAAGATAATGACAAAAGTACAATCTTTAATGGCTATCACTATCGGGTTACAACAAATATCCCAAACGCTCAATAAAGATAGTGCCTTCATGCTCGTTACCGTCAACGGATTGAAAAAGTGGTGGAATGAGATAACGGGAAAATCGGTTATTGTCGAGACAGCGGAAGCAGTCGCAACGAAGGCAGCTACAGCAGCGAAAAAAGGACAGACAGGCGAAATAGTAAAGGGAACAGCAGCAACAGCCGGAAATACAGCAGCGACGACAGCCGGAATTGTAGCTACAAAAGGACTTGCCGGAGGCTTTAAAGCCGTTGGATTGGCTATTAAATCAATACCCGGAATTGGTTGGTTAATTGCAGGAATAACGGCAATAATAGCAGCTTTTACATTACTAAACAAAAAACAAAAGGAAGCAAGAGAGGAACAGGAAAAATTCAATAAAAGTATAGCAGAAATAGCACTTGAACCAATTGCAAAAATAAACGAGCTTTCATCTTCATATTCAAGGCTTGGAACGAGCATGAAAGAAAAAGAAAAGTTTATTAAAGATAATCAAAAAGCGTTTAATGACTTAGGAGCATCGGTGAAAACAGTTGCGGATGCAGAAAATTTACTTATTAAAAATAAGGATGCTTTCATTAGGGCGCAAATAGCAAAGGCAAAAGCAACAGTAGTCAAAGACGAATCTAAAGACTTGATAATGCTACAAATAAAAGCAGAAAGTAAACTTGATGAACTCAGAACAAAATACAAGGATTACGAACGAAAAGAAACAACTGATAAATATGCACTTGAACCATGGGAAGAGGAAATAAAACGTGCTGAGTTAGAGGTACTCATAGCAGAAACGGGATTAAAAGCAAGGTTTGGATTGGCGGAAGAATATAGCGAAAAAGCAAAGAAGATATTAGAAGAAGCAGGAATCAAATTTGCAAGTGAAACAAAAACAGGAACATCATTCAAAGATATATTAGAAAGCATAAAAGCTATTTACGAACAAGTCGCAAAGGATTTAACTTCCACTGATGATTTGGTTGTCCAATCCGCTAAAGATAAATACGAAACTATTAAAGAAAAAGGGGAAAGTTATCTAAAATACCTTCAAAAAGAGCGTGAAAAAATAATTGGATCAGGAAAAGAATTAAGCAAAACTCAAAAAAAGAATCTTGAAACTTTAAACAAAGAAATTTCAGACTTAACGCAAAGAGAAAAGGGTAAAGATAATCCATTGCTTCAATATTCATACACTTTGCAAAAAGAAAAAATTATACAAAAATATCAAAATGATATAGAGGATATTAAAAGCAAGGTGGGAACGGTAGATATTGAGACAGGTTTGACAATCGACCAAAAAACAGTCGATGAAGCGATAAAAGAAATCACAAAAAAGAAAAATAAAGAGTTAGAGGATTTAATGAATTCCTTTTATCCAAAGACAGATTTTAGTAGACTTTTGGATGAATATGCAGATTTTGAGCAACAAAGAAACGCAATTGCTAAGAAGTATAAAGATATAAGGGATAAGATGCATGAGCAAAATGCTTCGGACATTAAAGCCGGTATTCCTGTAACGTTTAAAGATAAGAATTTTAAGTCTGTAGATCTAAAAGAAACGGAAGATATTGCAGTAATTAATCGAAGAGAAATAGAAAACCTCGTGCGTGGCTCGATAAAACTTTCAAATATATTTACGGATATTCAATTTCTAAGTAAGCAAACGGCAAAACAAGCCATAGGGGATATTAAAAATATCTATGCTTATTTAGATTCGGGAGGTAAAACAAAGCTTCCTGATGACTTAAAAGATTATGCAGATAAGATAATTAACGACCCTCAGAAATTAGCAGAATTTTATAACAATGCAAGAGCCTTACAAGATGAATACGTAAACGAAACATCGAATCCGTTCGACAATATAATCTTTGCAGTAAATCAATTAGAAGAGAGTTACACGCATTTAGAAAATGCAGAAAATGCTACTACCGAAGAAGCTAAAAGATACGAAAATCAACAAGCAAAAATTTCAAGAGATACGGGTTTAAAAATACTCGGTGGGTACGCTGTAAATGCTGCAAATGGATTACAACAAATGGCTACTTATATGAGAGAGTATGCTCAAGCTTCAGGTGATGCAAACTTAGAACAGCAAGCAGAATCAATAAGTAATTTCGCATCCGACTTGCAAGCAGCAGCAAGTGGTGCTCAGTCTGGAGGCTGGATAGGTGCAGTCTTTGCTTATATAGGTAATATATTTACAAGAACAATAAGTAGTATAGTACAGACGCAGGTTGAAACTGCAAAATTAGAAAATGCTTTATACGAATTAGAGAGAGCAGCAAAAGCAGTAAATAATGAGATGTTATTAAGCGGAGAAAATAGAGAAAATATCTTTGGAACTGATGTTTATGGTAAATATTTAGATGCCGTTGAACTTTACAAAAAAGCAGAGAGAGACCTTGCAGCTTCTTTAGATGAATTAACGACATCAATTATATTTGGCGACGTAGAGAAGAACACTGGATTAATAGCAAGAGGAGCCGCTAAAAGCTACAAAGAAGCACTCGAAAAAGGATATAACGAACTTGAATCAATGCAGATAAAAACAAAAGATAGGGGCGATCTTTTAGAAGGAATAGGAATCGGCGATAAATATACATCTCTAAAAGATTTGTACCCTAAGCTATTTAATAGTGATGGCTCATTAAATATAGACCAATTAAAATTATTCAAAAGCAATAAAGATCTATGGAATTTATTAACAAAAGAGCAACAGAAATATTTTGATAGTATATTGAGTAATGCGGAGCTAATGGATAATGCACTGACAGCACAAGAAGAGTATTTGAGTAATTTATTTAGTGGATTAAGTGATAATATTAGTGATGCGTTCTGGCAGGCAGCAACAGAGGGCACCAATGCAATGCAAGCTATCGGCGATTCGATAGATGAAATTGTCGCTAAATGGATTCAGCAACAAGCCTATATGATGTTTATACAGCCCGTTTTTGATGAGGTTGAAAAAAATATGAACTTGTTACGTAGGCAACAGCGTCTTGTTGACGGAAAATGGGTTGATTATACAGAAGAGGATATTCTGAATTATGGTGTTAATTATCTATATAGTAGATTAAATAAGAATTATGAAGCGTATGATGAATATACCGATGAAGTATTAGAGCGATTGGGGAAGAAATCTGATAATCTAGAAGCAAATACCTTATCCGGTGCAATAAAAGGAGCATCGCAGGAAAGCATAGACTTATTGGCAGGACAAACCAATGCAGTACGATTGAATCAGGTTGAAGCCTTATCATTAAGTAGAAGCCAATTGTTTAGATTAGTTTCGATAGATAGCGGAGTACAGCAAATAATACAAATTATGAATGCTAATAAAGGAAATATTCAAATTCAAACTGATCCACTAAGAGCGAAAGGAGTAACAACATTATGACAATAGTATATTCATTTAACAGCAAGGAGTTTGTGGTAAGTTACGGTGTTAAGGTAAAATCTTCTGAAGGGCTTATTGATATTCCGGATAGAAAAGATATTCAGAAATATAACTTCCCAGATTCAAACGGTTATAGTCCTGAACTAAGTACCGTTGTTTATAATGAAAGGAAAATCACCATTGAAGCCTACATAAAGGCAGATACGGCAAAGGATATGATTGAAAATTATTATAAACTATGCTATGATTTAAAAAGTCAAACCGATGTAAAAGACTTGCAAGTAGTAATCACTCCTAAAACAGGCACAGCAAAAACATTGACTTTTTCAGTATATTGTGAAAAGATTTCACAAATAAAAAAACGATTCGTAGATGGGCAAAACTACGGCACGTTTACAATTACATTTATAGAACCTGAACCAATAATATCAAGTTACGAATCATGAAACTAACAGTATATCATTCCGGAATTGCAGTACCCCCTTCCTTTGAATTATTCGATAATACGGCAGGAAGCCAAGTTACAATTATAAAAGGCGAACAAAGGATGTCTTTAATGCAAGAAGATGTTGTAACGATGGAGGTTGAAAGTGTGAAAATGCTTCCGTTTCAATTAGGTGATTATATTGAAATATTTGAAAAAAGATACAAAATAAACAAGTTTCCGGAATGCAGAAAAACAGCAAATAAAAGGTTTCGTTATACTGTTATCTTTGAAGGATTGCAATATGATTTAATAAACACGTCTTTTCAGCTTGGAAAAGATACAATGCTTGATAGTTTGACTGCAGACATTAACACATTCCTTTCCCTTATCATAAGCAATCTTAATCGCGTTTATCCCTCGCTTTGGGCAGCAGGCTCCATGCCTATAGGCTCAATGCCTATTTCAAGTGCAGTTAAAAACATAACTTTTGGCAGCGAGTCAAACTGTCTTGAAGCACTTCAAAAGGTTTGTGAGGAATATAATCAAGAATTTGATATTACTACTGTAAGCGGAGTAAACTACATCAATATTCGAAAAAGAGAAGTATATTTCACTTCCCCTTTTTCGATTGGCAAAAGTGGTGGTTTATATTCTATCAAAAGAACTTTATCAGATACTTACCCTTTTATTACAAGATTATTTGTTTTTGGCAGTAATGAAAATCTTGGTAATTACTATCGACATAGAAGGCTTTGTTTGCCTTCAAAAAACAAAGACAATTCTTATCTTGAAACTTCTATACTCGGGCAGCCTATAATAGAAGGAACAAAAATATTCGAAGATATTAAGCCTGAGCGAGAAGGAACCATAACCGGTATTGATGGAGCATTTTCTTTTTATGATTCTTCTATGGACTTCGATTTAAAAGCAATTTGGCAGAAAAGGAATGTTGTGTATTGGGATGGTTCAACTTTTTTAAATGATTATGCAACATGGTTAACAAGAAGGAATTTAAGTGATACAGCGGAAAATCAAACTATTTATGATAATTCGGTATACGGAACAACAAAATATCTTATCGGCAATAATGCAAAAGTTCACTTTCAAACCGGACAGCTTGCAGGTTATGATTTAGAAATTATCGATTATGATCATTCAACGAAAAAATTCACAATAAAGCAATTTGCAGACGAAAATGATTATGTATTCCCTGACCCTGACAACGAAGCTTTTCAATTCGATATAGGAGATAAATACATCTTATTAGATATTGCACTTCCTGAAACCTACATTACAGCAGCCGAAATAGCACTTCAAACCAAAGCAGCGGAGTATTTTGCAATAACTGAAAAGCCTTTATTTCAATATGAAATAGATATTTCACCTCTTAAAATTAAACTTCTTAGAGAAGCAGCCGGAGGAGCAATAAATCTGTTTACAATAGGTGATTATGCTAAAATTGTTGATGCTGATTTTGCCGTAAATGATTATTATAGAATCATTGAATATGTGAGAAATATCATAAATATCAACGATATTAAAATTGTTCTCTCAGATCAAAAGAAAATAAATTTATGGGAAGAGATTGTTGAAGCACAAAAGGAATCTAATAGAGTGATTGAGGTTAATAAACTTAATCTCATGAATAAGACCGTTCAGAATTTCAAAACAACGTTGGATGTATATTCAAATGTTTTCAATCAATTTAAATTGATTGACGGAGTAAAGATTGATATTAAACCACAAGCAGAAGCAAGTATCAATAACGTATTATATTATGATAATACAAATACGGTTAAAATCTACAAAGTTCCGGTAACGATTCAAACCGACAAAGAAGGCGATGAAATAGATGAAATAATGGTTGGAGAGCAATCAGTAGTAAATGCTTATATTTCCCCTAACGTTGCCAAGCAGAATGAAATTGATGTTTCCGTTACTGCAAATTTAAGTATTCTGTCCATAACAGAAAGCTATGATTCAAGCCTAAATTTAGTTTTTACCATAACCGTTAAAGGAGATGCAGCAGGGAACGAAGAAATTACTTTAACCTCCGCAACAGATTCAAGCATAACGAAGAATATAGCAATAAAAGTTAATCCATTGCCGACAATATTAACAGACTGTCCTGATGAAAATGACATAAACGTAAATGACCCATTCAATTTCATTGCTTACTTAGACCCTAACGATTACTATTATATGAATACAATAATAGAGGGAGAAATAACGTTAAATGAATTAACGGTATTTGATGATGGAGGAGTTATAAAATATGATATTCAAGTCGAAGGAATGAATCCTGATACAAGTGGAACGTTAACACTGCAATCAGTAGAATATCCAACAGTACAAAAAATTATAAAATTTAATATAATATGATAAGAGTATACTATAAATCAGATTATAAGATAAGGGAAACCTTCACAACGCAGGCGGGTGTGGTAATAGACCCGCGAAACTTCAATTTTGAATTTGTCTTTATCGCGGGCAAAGAAAACACCTTTACCTGTTCGCACACGATAGGAGCAGCGAATGAATGGGTAAATTGTGTGTATGACAGCGAAAACAACGCAGTTTTATGTATGTTAGATAATCATAATTTGCTTCCGGGTAGATTAAAACGTGAGTTAACTATTGAAGAACCGGATTCTGATTTTCCTGACGGTAAACTTGATTACGTTACTTATAAAGCATATGAAATTGAACTTGTGGAAACACCAGATGGTGATTCTATTTATGATATATACGATGACGAAACAATAATATCTGGTAATATAAGCAGTGCAATATTATCTCAAATTCTTCACAATGTAGACGTAAAAGACAACATAAAAGACGCTGATGAATTAAACTATTTAGATTCTGGGAATGGCTTTGGGATAGTTAAAACGACATGGTTAAACATAAAAGCAAAATTTAAAGCGTATTTTGATACTATTTATGCGTCAATTACACACAACCATGAGCCTGTTCAAGTTACCTATGCAGAACTATATGCGTTGAAACAATCAAATAATCTTACGCCAGGTCAGGTATACGAGATAACTGACTATGTTACCACTTACAAACAACCAATTTCAGGTTCTTCATTAAGCGGTGAAGTTGAACCTTTGTTAGTTACAGCGATAACAAATAACAGTTTACACATTAAGGCAAAATCGACAATATATCCTTTACATGAAATATGGTATAACATTGAAAATATACAAGAAATAGCATACGGAAGTACAAAAGGATTTATTTATAGACGTAAAGACGAAAAGAATAATGACATTGGTTTTGACTTCATGAATGTGAAGTTTAGACGTTGGCAGGTTACAGGAAATGCTTGGGAAGCAGGAATTATTTATGCAAAAAAATCTGTTGTAAAAAAGGGGAATTACTTGTATATTTCGACAATTGATAATAACGTAGGGATTGATCCAGATGTTAATAATACAACTATTGCCGATTTAGATTCATACTATTGGATAAGATGTAATTTTCCTGACCTGTCATATGTTTCATGTACCCCTGACGGAAACATAAGTCCAGGGGCATTAAATTTAACATTTGCAGTTACGGGATTATATGAAGACTATCTTATGTTTTCTACTCCTGAAATTTATGCAATGAGTAAAAATAATTTCATAAATAACGATTGGCATCAAAACTCAATAGGTTATAATATGTTCAAAATGAACAATACTGTTTTTATGAATAATGTTTTGACTAATGTATACGGATCTTATAGTGGCGTAAATAATAATGTATTGCAAGGAGATGTTCAGTGCAATACTATTTTAAGTACATTTCAACAAAATCATATTTCGACAACATTTTATTACTTAATTATTTCAGATATTTTTGACAATAACATTATTCAATCTCATTTTAGACATAGCTTTTTAAATGGAGGAGTATCTCATATTGAATCTCTTTGCTGGGAAGTAGGGAGGAGTATATTTGGCGGAAGGATAACTTCTTCAAATTTTGCAAATAAAGCCTATTATGATAATATATTTGCAAAAGATATTGATTGTGTGTCTTTTTTAAAAGATGGGAGAAATTCTCAATTTTTAAATAAAATATCTTATTGTGATATATATAGGATTGATTATGATATATTTGAAAGAGAATTAAATAATGTAACAATTAAGACATTTAATCAATATAATACTATTAAAGCTAAATTAACAGACGTTATTTTTGAAGATAATATATCTTATTTAAAAACTGGTACTAACAATATCAAAGACGTCATTTTTGGCAAAAATATAGCCAATGCCGATTTAACGACATTGGTATATCCAACAACCCATTGTCGAATTGAAACTGTTGAAGGAACGCCAGACAAATTATGTATTAAATATTTAAACGCAGATGGTAGGCAATGTTATTCCATTGTAGGCTTAGATGCTTCGGTAATAGAAACAGGTGTCTATGAGACGGAAACTAACAAAGAAGCCGATATTGAAACGTACAAAGAAAGTACTACTAAATACCCGACCTTAAAAG